CAATTGATGAAGCTGTGCTCCGACAATTGGAATTCCACCAGCCGTCTCGCCAATTGCCGACATAAGCCCCAACTGCTCCTGAAGTTGAGATAGAGTTCGTACAGCCCCAGGAATTGCAAAAATCGCTGTACCCGCAAATGCATATCGAAGCGTCGTACCGAACGCGCGCATCTGCCGTTCAGCAATACCGATCTGATTTCCAGCAGTGTATCCGGCTCGACCAATTCCAAGAATACCGCCAGAAATTTGACCCATGACCGCAAGCGAATTGCCCGAGCTAGCGGAGAAGGTCGTTGTAATTCTGTTATGAATGCTACTCATTAGTTCACTGAGACTTCAGGTGTCCAATCGACGTTGTAATTTTCATCTTCCTTTGGTCTGTAAATCTTTTCCTGAATATCCGGTGGAAGTTCGCTGCTGTCTGTAATTGGTTTACCACAGACTTCACAGTGAGGCTCCTCTAGTCGTTTTCTGCATTCTCCGGTATGGGTTCGTCTAAGCCGCTCGTCCCAGTCGATTGCTTGGTTGAGGAATACCCATGTAATTTGGCCGTGAGTTGCTTCGGCCCAAGACTTCCAAGGAAGCGTTTCAGAGCGTACCATTGCTTGCCAGATAGCTCGTTCCAGTCCATTTCGTTTAAGACTTTTTTTGCCTCCACGATCTGCTCCTCCGTCAATCCCTCAATCGACGGGGAAGACTTCTCGATCATTTCGAAATACATATCAATTAGGTAATTAATGTCAGAGACTTCGAGGGCATCGTTCATTTCCTCAATGCTTGAAAACATTTGCTGTGGCAAATCGTCTGGCTCACGAATCGCGCGCAGGAGGGTTTCCTGTGTCAGCGCACGATCACGCAATTGATGGCCCGCTAGATTTTCAGCGGCATTGATCTTTGAAACGTTTTCCAAACAAATGTCGTACTCTGCCTCGGTGAGAGGCACAAGCGCGACCCGTACTTCTGGCTCGCTTAGAAGGTTTTCAATTTCACAAGCTGCTTGGCCGAGCCGCATTCGGTCAAGACGACGCTCAATTAGCTTCTGCGCTGTTTCCATTTTCCGCCCTTTCAAAGAATTCCCGTAGTTCGTTTACTGATTCGAAATTAACCCACCCTTGAGGAACTACAAGGAATTTCCCATTGCAGTGCGTACACGCTAGCTCTAGAAAAATTTCAGACATTTTGCCTTGGCCCTCTGATTCCTGAGATACAACAGTAGGATTCATCACCCCACAGTGAGGGCAGAGAGGCGGTGACGCCGGAATTTCAAACTCTGGCTCTGTAGCCAGTGTCTCCAACGCCACCACCGCCCTTTCAACTAGTTCTTCCGCCCTTTTCTCCATCGCTAGCCTCGGTCGTACCCTGGAATCGTTATATCGCAGTCCAGGGTCACATTGTCCTGTGTCGAGCGAATGGAAATTCTAGCCCAGTTCGCTCCTCTATAGGTATGGAATGTATTTCCTCGCTTCGTCTGAACAACAAAGTCACGCATCGTGCGTAGCGTGTCTTCGTCATTCATCCCTGCCGCTGCTCCGTCCTTTAGGAGAACGCAATTGAAAGTTACCGTGGCTTCGTCAGCCGGACGCACACGACGTAGAACTGGCCCGTCGGTACCAAATGCACCCTGGTAATTAACCTCCTGCCTGAACTCCTCTGACATTTCCTGTACCGCCGCGAAATGCTCGTTGTTGCGGAAGGAAATTCCAAGATCGACAGCCGTTAGACCTTCCAACCATGCCATCTGTAATTAACCTCCTTCCTTAAACCGGAATATCCAGGCTAGCTGCAACCTGAATGGTCGAAATTCCGCGAACTACAGTTCCTTCGTAAGCAACTGTAATTTGCCTGTTGTCGAGGGACGACGTTACCTGCACGTTGTAACCGCTTGTACCGTCATTTTGCGCCTTCGGCTTAATCCAAGATCGCCGCTCCAAAAGCAGAGCCTCTACGCCGGACTGAATTCTGCCGCGAACGTCCGGTGTATTTGGCTGCCGAAGGAATCCGTTATTTGTCAAATAATCCCTCACGTCCACAAATACCTGATCGACAATAATTCTCGTCTGTAGAGAATCGAACGTGCCGTCAGTCGTGAACGTAGTTCGCAGATGTGTAATTAGAACGCCGCCAGCACTATCGGGCATGACTGGCGAAACGCCACCCTGAAGCAAATCCTCGAAATCGTTAGTTGCTACACCGCCAACAGTCTTGACACGCAAAAGATTGTAATTGTTCACGTCCTTTTCAATCCCGGTCAAAAGCGGAAGCACCCAACGGTCAAGGTCATTTGTGGGATCGCCATTCTTTGCAACCTCAGCAGCAACAGCAGCCGCCAAGAAAGAACCGTCACGCAAAACAGCAGGCGAGCTTTCGTCATACACTCCCGGCCCGACAAGAACAGTCCGCTTATTCAGAATTGCTGCGGCTGCTGTAATTAGAAGGGCCTTGGTCGTACCTGTCGCCATTCCAACAATTCCAAACTGCTTGTTGAAAATAACGTCAGCCTGGTTCAAGTTCGTCCCGAACGCAACTAGATCGGACTGCACAATGGAATCCGTGAGCCGCAATCTAATAAGCGGATCGCTCGCCATCGCATCCCAAATTACCTGACGCTCAACAAGCGTCGGAACGCCAGTCTTTTGCGCGACTCCAACCTTAAGGGGAGCGGCTCCCCGAGTCAGTAGGAATTTTGCAATTTGAGCAACGCGAGCCGTCGGGCCAAGAATTGTGTCCGCGTCACTAGGAGTGCTGATTGTGTAAATCTGTCCAGCCACTCCTGTACCCGCCGGTGCCGCCTGACCTTCCAAGCCAATTGGAAAGAAAATTGGCGACGTGAGCTTTGCACCGAGTGTGCTGGCATCAAGTACCTGTGGAAAAAGCTGTGTCGTCGGCACTACTATTTACCTCCTCTCAAATTCATCGTCCTGATATTAAAATCTCCAATTGCCATAAGTCCTCCCTACGGAATTGTTACTCCTCCAACATCCAAATTCGGGTCTTGCAGTTCTTCCTCAATTGTCTGAATAGGTGTGCCCTTGGGAGTTCGGCTAAATACTCTCACGTCCAAACTGCAATCCACGATCCTGTAAACATCTACATCATTAATTCTGTCCGTAAGAAATCGTCCTCCCGTATAGTTGACAATTTCAATTCGACCATCACCATCGTTGACCGCTGCATCCAAATTTTCCTGAGCGATCTTTCCCTGAAAAAGAAGCCCGAGTGTTTGCTTAACTCGCGCTCGGCTAGTCGTTCCGCCTGAGCGGTCAGTTGCCCATGCGCCTACGTCGAAATTAATTACATGAATTGCCGCCTCTTGAGGTTGAGCCACCGGATGAGCCGGATCAGTCGTGTCATCGTAATTCCACTCGCCAATATTGTCACCAAATCCCAATCGGCGCTCGTCAATTACGTCAATTTCAAAATGAACTAGAGTTTTAACAAGCGGCATCTTCTTAAACATTTCTTCAGTGCCCGGATACTCCATGACAATTTCATACGCATCATTGAAATTATCTTCCGCATATTCCTTTAGCGCTCTCATTGTTGAAAGCAGCCATTGTTCAGGATCGTATGTATTTGTCTGAGTCACGGTAGACGCCTTCCAAGCATCGGCCCGCTAAATGATCCCATCCCCGGACTCTGCACACGCTGCGCGAATCCAAAGCGACGATGCTGCGCTGTGTAAATTTCAGCCCACACTCGATGATAGACCTGGCTCGTCTCCATTAGCTGCAAAGTTTTTCTCAGACTGAGCTTTCTAATTGGCCTGCGAATTCTGGCATTCGAAATATGAATTCCGAACTCGATGAAATAAGCCTCGCGGGAATCGTTGTAAAGCTGCCACACTCCGAACCCGAGCCTTCGCACCTTCCAGCCAAAAAAGTAATTCTCAGTGATTCGCCGTACTGGAATCTTCCAAGCTGCCGCCGCATTTCTTTGCTGCGGATCGACGGGGCCTGCCGACATTTTTTGAGCGAATCCCAAATTTGTGTATGCCATCATCATTACCAGCGCGTTCATTCCGAAATTGAAATTCCTCTGGCTACCAACTGTTTCAGCCCAACGAAGATATTCCTCCAACTGCGTATAGGTGTTGTCCGTAATTTCAACAAACTGCCGTCGTCTTGGAAATCGTCTAGGCATTAGAGCGGCTCATCTGTAATTAGTCTAGCGCCAATTTCCCAGTGATGATATGGGTTGCCGTCGTCAGGGTCAGGAATGAGGTTTGCATTTACTACCGTGAATCGTTCGCCGTGGTACTCGACAAAATCCTCACCCGAGGCTCCCCAGTCGTAGAAGTCGAGAGTTTCCCCTGACCATTCGACAGGAAAAATTCCCAAGTGATCGTCGGCTTGAATGTCGCCGAACATTTGAATGAGTTGTTCTGTGCTGAGCCTTGTAGCTCGCGTTGACTGAATCGGCTGCATGAATGCTTTAACTGTAATATCCACAGTCGCAGACGGGTCAGCCAAAAAACCAGCCTCATTACAAACCTGCAATAGCGGAAACTGTAGATGAAATTCGGGATCACGAAATCCCTCCGGTGTTCGGCACGGACACGGAATTAATGAGGAGTTTTTTCGGTAGCGCACGTTCGATCCCTTTTGGGATAGAAGTGTGAGAAATTGAGTAACGAGTCCCATTAAATTAGTTCGACCAAAAGCCTCGACTGATCTGGAATTCCGGCTATCACTGATCCACCGGCAATTTCATTATCCCTCATCTGCAAAATTACAGAGAAGCTGGTACCTAGCAAAATATTCGCTTCGTTAATTAGCGCTTTGAGGTCTGGAAGGGTAGCGGCACTTGCTCCGCTTTGGGAAACAAGTCCGGCAGTGTAGGAGGATGAGCTTCCCTGTGAAATTGTGAATAGTTTGGAGCGGACGAGAACAAGTAGGGTGAGTCCACTAATGATTGCCGCCGAAGCGTCGGCAACCAAGATGGAAAGAGGGTCAGTTGTCCCGAAATACTGTTCAACTACGGCCTCCGCTTCCTGAGCTACGACATTTTCATTGACCGTGGGATCGCGAAGCATTACTCTGTCTACAATTTCAGAGACTAGACTTTCAACGCCGCCCTGAACGCCCTGCGACATTCCAAAGCTAGCTCCCTTACTGTCAGTCCACTCAATTGCAAACCAGTTCGTAAGGGACGTGGCATTTGTCGTTGTGTATTCTGTAATGTAATTTCCCTCAGTCCCAACAGGAGTCACAGTTTCAATCAAAGTGTAAGGCCCTGCTTTTACAGCAGCCTCGTAGATTTTCAAAGTGAGCAAGTCAGGCTGAGCAGGTGGAATGAAATCTAGATGAATTGGTACAGGCATTTATCCCGCCTTCATCATTCCGTCGTCATCTTTTTCTCTAGCCGAGAGTAGTTCGCCCTCTGGCGCTTCCCTGGCTGACTTCAATGTATTTTCAACCTCCACTTCCTTCGCTGCCAACAAAACTCCCTGAACGTCCTTAACTTTGCGGAGCATAGAATCTTTTTCGCCCGCCGAAAGAACTGCCTCGATAAACTTGATGATTTTTTCAAAAGCAAAAGCAGCGTCAGTTGCAATTCCTGAATCTGATCCTGCCAGCAGAGCACGGACAGTTGCCGCGTCCAGACCTGAGCCTGTTTCTGCCGCTGCAATTACAGCCTTCACCGTAGCAATATCAATTCCAGTGCCTACATCGCTCACTGAATAATTCGCAGTGCGCAGAGCAATATCGGTTCCCGTACCAGAATCAAATAGTCCAGTACGGACTAGAATACTGACAAATTCAGTGCCCGATCCTGAATCAGAGCCAGACTTAAAAGCTCCCCCGGCGTCTAGCAATCCGGCTTCGTTCCCTGAGCCTGTGTCTGACCCGCTAAGCGACGCGATGAGGATAGATGAGTCGGAACCACTCCCCGTCTCTAGGCCGCTCCAAAACGCCTGACGTAAAGCCGTGTCCGCGCCTGAGCCTGTGTCAGTACCAGTATTAAATGCCTGCCTCACCGCATTTTCAGAACCCGAGCCAGTATCCGAATCGGCGAACATAGAAACTACAACAGCATTTTCAACGACCGAACCATTTTGATCGAATACTGCGGCGAGAATATATCGGTACGTTGCCGTATCTGCACCCGCGCCCACGTCAATCCCAGTAAGAAGCGCGAGAAGCGATGCCAAATCAGAACCGCTTCCAGTATCGCTCGACGCAATTCTTGTCAGAAGCGCTGAAATTTCAGTTCCGCTTCCAGCATCCGTTCCAACAATCGGCACGGTAACTGTGGCATTTTCAGAACCCGATCCTGTGTCGAGCGCTGACGCCAGAATATATTGGTAGGTAGCGGATTCTGTGACGACTCCATTTACATCGGTTCCTGTAACTAGAGCTAGTCGTGAAGCTGTATCTGCACCCGCGCCTGTATCCGTACCAGGAATTGTTGCAGCTTCGGTTGCAATTTCAGAACCTGATCCAGTATCGCTCGACGTAATAAATGTGATAGAGACACCGCCCGCGTTAATGTAATCGCGGTCAAGCATCCCGAGACTTGCAAGGTCAGGGTCAAGCAGCGCCAGAGGCGCAAAATCGGGATCAAGTAAACCTAGGCTCATAATTACAACTGATCCGTGTAAGCTTTCATAAATTCCAGAGTGTGTGCGCCAGACGTACCGGCGTTGTACGAAAGCCCAATCAGCGAGTTCGCTATCGTGGAGTCAAATGTTGCTGAATCCGCAGGCTGAAGGGCTTTGACGTTTGCTGACAAACCAACGGCCTCTGTATTTGTAGTCCAATTAGCCTTAGCCCTAAGAATTGCAGAAGCACCCACTGCAATAAAGGCAACGTCAACTTCCATTTCCCCTCGATCAATGTTTGCGGTGCCCGCGCCCCAAGTGAAAGTTACTCTGGCCGTGTCACCTACAGCGCCCGCCGTGCCCACACGCACGTTAAGAATCGGCGTAGCTGTACCCACAGCCGTCTTGACAATAATCATGCGCCAGTGGTACGTACGGCCAATAAGGGGTGGCCCAAGACCGTCCAATTTCAAAACAGAGTTGTTCAGGTAAACATCTGCTGCACCGAGAGCTTGATCCGCTCCGAGAAGCAAGTTTGTTGAACCAACTGGAACGCTAATTTCAGCCTTGTTGTGAATCCAGCCAAGGTTTTCTGTGAACGTGAGCGATTCTCCTGGCTGAAGAACAATGGTATTGAAAATATCCCATGTTACCGGGCCGCTGCGCTCAATTACAACTCTGATCGTGACAGCAGCAGAAGCGTGAACATTAACAATCGAGACAGCCTTGATTTTACGAATATCGGTGCCCGATGTAGGAGCGCCTAGAATTGTCGTGGTCGTGGCAGTTGTAATATTCGTAAATTGTGTCTGCGGCCAATCCGGTACAGGTGGCGAAGCCTGAGTAGCCTCAATATAAGAGACAGCACAATCCAGGTCGCAGGTTGCACTTGTAATTAGCCTCAGAAGATCAGTTGAGTTAACCTGAAGATTGTGCATTAGAAATAAACCCTTCCTTGGGCTGCTCTGTCAATCCTGACCTTTTTCTTGTAATTAATGTCTGTGCCCGGAGTCAACCCGCCGCCTGCAAAATTGTCGCCTCTACCGTTCTGCCCATCGCAATATGCGCCAATGAATCCAGGGCCAACAATTTGATCGTTTTTCACGAAACCTTTAGGCGCATAAATTCCGGTGCCGACTGGCTTGTACCAGGAAGTGACAATATTTTTTCTAACCGTTATAGCAATTCCGTCATTGATCGAGTAACTCATTCCTGTAATTGAATTTAGTAGGGTAGTTCCACCAGCAAGCTTTAGGTAAATTTCCAAAAGAGTATCATAGGCAATTAAGATAAATGCCCTTTGCGCACTAGTGCCAGTACCCGGACTTTGCACTCTGACCGCAAGCCCCATGTTGTGCGCACCAGTCGGTGCGGCAGGCATATCAATTGCACAACCATGATCTGCACCCAAGAGAGTATTCCAGTAAGAATTCGACGTGGCGCCAATTCCACCGGCGAGCGCATTAGAAACAACTTTCATTTGCGTATGCCCTGAAATAATAGGGCCAGCCCACCCACTTGCAATTGGGTCTTGGTCAGCCCGCGTGAACTGATCTAGATTTGCCCAATACGGCATAATTCCAGAGAGTCCCATTAGCGCAGCAAAGCTTTCGGGAAATTTTTCATATCAGGTTCAATTGCAGGAGGAACAGGATCGCTCAGCAGAGTTCCTACATCCTCCGAGAACTGAGCGAATTGATGAGTAAATGTAAATCCTGGGTCGCCGCCTGCGCCATCGTAGTGATGAATTCCGACGCAGAAAAGCGTGGCAATTGCACTAAGCGTGGCCCCGGAACACGACACATTAATAATCAGCCGTCGGTCAAGCCAGACTTTTAGGTAATTGTTCTTAATGTATTCCACGTCAAAAGCATATCGAATTCCATCCCTCAAATTCCAAGAGGTAGGATTGTTAATACCAGCCGAATGGAGAATGTTGACGCCAGAGAAGACGTTGACGTTTTTCTTGCTGTCCAAATACAATTCAAAAATAGCCGTGGGTGTCGAATTGTATGCCGCCACAAGAATGTGACTAGCCGTAGGCGCGTAGCTCGCCGGGAGAATAATGTGTCCTCGGTAGTGACCTTTTTCAGATGTTGGCAATTTCGTGGAATTCGTCACGTCTCCTGTAGCTCTATCTGCGGTATCCGAACCAGATGAAATTGTCGCAACCGCCTTAGCGTAAATATCCGGTGAATCGGCTACCAAGGTGCAGCTTGTTTCTGTTGTATTTGCGTCGAATGCATCCGTCCACTGCTTCCAAGTGTTGTGCGTAGCCGCCGTATATGTAATTGTAACATTGACATTTTTGATACCGGCATCAAATGTTCCTGTACCAACAGTCGCAATATCAACTTCAATTCCAACTAATGTATTTGACGACCGATACGACGCGTCTACTGCTCTGTCTGTTCCTGGGCCTTTAGGCGCTGTAAATGAACCGGCAACATCCCCAATAATATTGGAGCTAAATCCACTACCTCCCGCGCCTGCGCAAACGTCTACATCATCTAGCGCATTTCGAATATACCCTGAAAAAGTAAGAGCTGTAATTCCAGTCGATCCCCAACGCGCAGTAGTCCAAGCAGTAAATTGCACAGAAGTAACTGTAGACCCGGCTGGAATTCCAAACAATGTTTCCCAAGTATCGGCTGCGCCTCCAAATCGACCTTCGACCTGATTTGTTCCGCTTGACGCTTCAGTCATTTCCAATGACGGAGAACCAGGATCAAGCAGTGTTGAAATTAGCGCTGAAAATCCACGCTCAGTTGTACCCTCAAGATCAGAGGTTGTGAAATCGAAATTTCGAGAGGCTGTAGCCATTATGAAATTTGAGAATCCAGTCTCCCCGGCGCACTTGCATTGATACGCCGGGGTCTGAAGACTAGATTTCTCCTAGTGGCCATTATGAAATTGTTACTGTTCCGGTCATTGTCCAGGTTCCCGTCGTCTTCGTACCGAGGGACTGGATTTTTCGATTTAGGTTCGTAGTACCGACAAGGAATCCCGAACCGGATGCTGTAGTTGCACCGGCTGCAATTGTCCACTCCTGCCAAGCAAAGTTTGCCTCAGTAGTTGTGAAATCTGCCCGCCAGTCTCGCGACTGTGCTCCGTTCGATCCTGGCGAAACGGGATAGGTCGCAACCATGATCTTGTAAAAACGGTTGGCCGCGTTCTGTGTTGCCAACAATTCCGTATCGGTTGCAGCGGCGGCTGTGGCTGTGTCTCCAACGCCGATAAATGCATTTGCGTTGTTGTATGCCGTACCGCCTGCGCCACACAGCAAATCAAGCAAACGCCCAATTCCTTCGTTGACCAAAAGATTGCCCTGAATTTCAACGCACTCCTCTGGTTCGCCAACGAGCTTTCTTAGAACGTCGCTTGTAATTCCGTGCTCGATTGGAATGAAGCGAGGAACCGAAACGCCAAATGCAGTTCCTTCACTGCCGTCACGGATTCTCTCAATTCCTCGACGCTCCAAAACACGCCGACAAAAATCGCCAGCATCCTCGCTCCATTTTTCACATTTCCAATCGAATCTCCAGCTAAGAGAGTCGAAGCCGTGAAGCTCCGCTCCCATATTTCCAGAGTCCTTCGTACGCGCAGAGGAGTCGCTTGAATTATTCATTACGCCTCCTCAATTGTTTTGCGCTTAATGAACCAGGCAATTTCATCCTCGCCTTGGCCATGTTCCTCGAACTCTGCTTTTGTAATTGTTTCTCCCGGCTCTTTGCGAATTGCCTCACCCGATGGCACGTCAACTTCGATGCCAGGATGAACCTCACGCTTCACCTGAACCGGAAGTTCAATTACTTCCAGCACTTTGTAAGGCACTTTAATCCTCCTAAATGTAATTGTAGGCCGAACTCGCCTCGGCCCGCAATTACGGCAGCGTGAGCTTCTGTACGGACTGCGTGGGGTCTGCGTAAACGCCACGCCGGGAGCGACCTACCTGCTGACCTTCGATGAGCCGGGACAGGTCAGGTGCGCCAATATCAATGCGCAGGTCGTGATGAACCAATTCCTTGAACCTCTGCTGCGGGAAAATGAAATACACGCTTCCCTGGGTAACGCCAGCGTAGGTGTAGGACTTGAG